GATTTATTACTAACATAAAGACATTATAAGAATCCGATACGGAAAGCGAAATCTCACATCACGCTGACTGTATCGGATTTTACCGTTTAACTAAATAGTTTATCCGTATCTTAAAACGGTTATTATTATGGCAAAATTTGAATTAAAGTTTATTGATGCAATTTTTGAAGAAGATTTTATTAAAGCAAATGTTTCAAACCAGATTTCAGAAGGTTTTATTATGATATCTGGAATTGAAGGCGGAAAAGAATTTGAAATTATTTTAGACAAATCAACTGCAATAAAATTTGCTAAAACACTTCGTACGGAGATTAACAAGATTACAGAAAGCGAGGTATCACTATGAACGGATATGAACTTTCTAGAATTTGGTTTGATTGGTGCTTTGAAAATCCAGAGAAAATATCTCCTAATCATTCAGCCGTTTATTTTTTCGCAATAGAGCACTGTAATCGATTAGGTTGGAGAAAGAAATTTGGATTTCCTACTGAAATGGTTAAAGATGCTGTAGGGATAAAATCTTATAACACATACATTAAAACTCTTAATGATTTAGTTGACTGGGGATTTATAGAAATGATTGAAAGAAGTAAAAATCAGTATTCTGCTAACATAGTTGCTTTGTCAAAATTTGATAAAGCACTTGATAAAGCACTTGATAAAGCAATAGTAAAGCACGTACTAAAGCAAAGTGAAAGCATTGATAGTATAGATAAACCATTAACTATAAACAAAGAAACCATCAACAGCAGTTTTGAAGTAATAAAATTTGAAGATGCTGTAAAAATATGTTTATTCGATGAAAACTGGAAAGAAGATGTAGAAAGGGTTTATAAAATAGACAGAAATAAAATACAATTTGCTTTAACAGACTTTTCAAATCATTGCGGAACTATCGGAGAGAAAACGGATAAATCATTAAAAAACTTTCAAAAGCATTTTACTAACTGGGTAAGAATTAAAAAACAATATGCAATTTAAAAACTAAAAATTATGAAATTAGAACTAAAACATTTAGCGGGATATTTGCCTTATGTGTTGATGGGTAAAGAAGATGGTAACGAAAGCGTCGATAAGTTACTTGGAATTTACGGAACTGGTGGACATTCATTAACTTTATGCTGTAGGGTTAACAATCATAATACAGTTGACTACGATTGTACTATTGATGATTTTAAACCAATCCTACGACCACTTTCAGACCTTACAAAAGAGATTGAAGTAGATGGAGTAAAGTTTGTGCCTATTGATAGAATAGCTATTTATGGTTCTGAATATTATTTAATAGAACAAATAAAAATAGGAATGCTTGAAGTTATTGTATGGCAAATGTTATTAGAATGGCATTTCGATATTTACGGACTAATTGAAGCTGATTTAGCAATAGATATAAATACTTTAAATAACTAGAAATTATGACGCCAAAAGAAAAAGCAGAAGAATTATCAATTAAAATGTGTTCTCCACATGATGTATTTAAACCAAATTTAGCATCAAATAGAAAAGCATTAATAGCAGTTGATGAATTAATAGAAAGTACCTTTTCTAAAAAATGGTATGACAATAATGACATTATTACAGCTGATTATTTATTAACAGAATATTGGGAAGAGGTAAAAAAAGAAATTAAAAAATTATAAAATATGTCATGGAAAATATATAGTGCTCAAACAAGAGTGTTCAACGTGTTTAAGCGTTCAAAAGATAAAATATACAAGGAAGACGTAGAAGCGCTAAAACTATTGAACGAAGAGCTTTTAAATAGCCAAAAAAAGTATGTTAATGATAATATTCTATATGCTAAGTTACTTTGCTTTGTAATGTATAAAAATATTGAGCATTTTAAAGATATTAAAAAATGTATTCAACATATTCAAGAAAATGTTTTTAACGGAAGTTTACAAGAACATATCGAAATTCTAAAACTTAACTTAAATAAAAATGATTTTGACGAATATTTAAATACATTAGGACTTTCTAAAAGTATAGAATTTACAGATTCAGAAAAAGAAAGTGATTTAGCAATACTAACAAAAAACCAAAACGAGATAATTAATAAACTTAAAAAGTTTTGGAGTCACGAAAAAGTAAAGAAATCATTTTACAACACAGCAAACGAATTTTTAAAAGATATTGATAATTATAAATAACGTTTCGTGGCTTTGTCGTCGTTATGGTGAATTGTCACAAATACCAAAAAAAATACATTAATCATTAAATTTAAAAAACTATGAATACAAATAAAGCTAAAGTGCCACAATGCGACAAAACCGCTGTTATAAGCCGTTTATCTTCTGAAAACGCATTGAACGCATTGAATGAATTATACGAAAATATGTCAAATCCAAATATAGTAGAACCGTTAAAGGAGTTATTAGAAAGACACGGTTATAAAGCTGGTTTTTGTGATGGTTTTCGGTCTGCTATTGAGTACGTTAAGAATGGCTTACAACTAATTGCTAATAGCTATAAATGTATTATAATAACTTAAAAACACTAATAAAAAATGAACTTTGATGAACTAGATAAAAATGCAAAACCAGAAGAAATTTTTAATTTTATTGACATACATAAAAAATCTATAATTGATTTAGAATTAGTTTATGACAGACCACCTTTAAGGATTTCAATTGGCAGAGACGATAAATCATATAAAGGCGTACATCATCCTTTGAGATTTGGAACAGCAGGAAATATATCAATGATTAAAGGCGAAGAAAAAGCACGTAAATCATTTTTGAAGTCTTTAATACTTGGATGTTCTTTTGGTGGTCGCTCTAATGTTTATACAAATTCAATTGATATCATAGGGCATGAATTGCAAGACAAATATGTAATTGATATTGATACAGAGCAAGACGACTTTGATTCATGGCAAAGTGCAATACGTATTCCAAACATGGTTGGTGAAATTCCTAGCAATTATTTGCCTTTAAAACTTAGGGAACGTTCTCCTGCAGAAAGACTGCAGTATATTGAGTGGTTATTCATGGAAAGTGAGTATAGAAATAAATTAGGCATTGTTTCTATTGATGGATATGTAGATCTAATAAACGATTTTAATTCACTTACAGAAAGCAGTAATTTAACTCAAAAGTTAATGAAATGGTCTAGTATTAGCAAATCACATATTACTGGAGTTTTACACTTAAATCCTGGTTCTGATAAAGCTAGAGGACATTTAGGAACGATATTACAAAACAAATGCGAAACCGTTGTTATTATAGCTGATAAAGGAACTTATAAAGAAGGTACAGAAGATGTAGGATATTCACTTGTAACTTGTCAAAGAGGAAGAGGAAAGAAGTTTAAAGAATTTTGTATTAAAGTTAATGATGAATGGTTGCCACAAATAATAGACAACCCAGAGGGAGGAAGTTGGGTATAATTAAAAACAAAAATTATGATAAAAGATACAGAAATACAAAGAGTAATAAATTGCAATATTGGTAAAAAATGCAATAATTGTAAAATTGGAAAATATAAGGGCATTAAATTAATTGGATTAACATTTATTATTTGCGACAATTGTGGCAAAAACTTATTGAAAAAGTAATTATGGAACATAAATTACAAATAAAACCTTTAAGCGTAAACGATGCTTTTAAAGGGCGAAGATTTAGAACTGATAAGTATAATTCATTTATAAAAAATTGTTTATTAATGTTGCCTAAAAATATATCAATACCAGATAAATCATTTATTAAGTTAGCAATTCAATTTGGATTTAGTAGTAAGGCAAGCGATATTGATAACTGTTGCAAATCTTTTATAGATTGTTTAGTTAAAAAGTACGGTGTTGATGACAAACATATTTACGAGTTGCACGTGTTTAAATCAATTGTTAAAAAAGGTGAAGAATTTATAAAATTTAAAATATACTAATATGACCCACTGTAAACATTGCGTTAAAAAATGCAAGACATACCAAACCTGTAAAGATTACGAACCATATAGTATAGATGCATTAGAAAAAGAAAAACGCACCGCAAATCCAGAACGATTAAAGGAAATAATAGCTAAGTTAGACTTTTATTATTATGGTCGTGTTATTTAGAATGATTATAAATACAAATATTTTATTGTAAAATGTATTGTTTATTCAAAATACAACCTTATATTTGTACTCAGATAACAACAACATTTAAAAAATAGGAATTATGAAAATACAAATTAAAAGACAAGAAGAATTTATTGAAGCTAAATATGCAACAATAGAAATAAATGAAAATAAATATAGATTATCTGAAACTATTGATGGAAGGTTGAAAGTAAATAAAACTTCGTTAGATGGAATGGATAACTACATTAGAACATATCCATCTAACAATAATGAGATAGATATTAAAAAATATCGAGGAATTGCTTTTTTACAATTCAAAATGACGCATCGTATTAATCAAGTTTTTGAAAGAAGAAAACTTATTGCGAAAGAAATATTAGAAAATGTAATACATCCAAATCAAATGTTATATGCTCAGGAAGAAATTGAGCAATTAGATGAAATTTTGAAAGATTTTCTTTTTATAGGCTAATTTTTTAAGGCATTACTGTTAACTGTAATTACAAATTAAAAATACAAAAAAATGGAAACAACAAAGTGGAGCGAAGATTTATCTAAAATTAAAAATCACACAATTTTAAACATAGTTATAAAAGGTGATTTTTGTAATGTTATGAAAGCATTTTACAAAAACGAATATTTCTATATTATTGATACAGTAGTTCAATATCATTGGAATAGCATATCTCATTACTACATTGAAAATGAGTTTTGCAAATGTGATCCAAATAGAGACTTAGATACATCTACTTATTTAGTATGTAAAAAATGTAATATGAAACTATAGGCATTTATTTTAGTATTTATGATAACTAATTTATAATAGCTATAAATACATTGCAATAACTTAAAATAAACAAATAACCATGACAACAATTATCTTTTTAATCCCGTTTGTAATCTTGTATTTACTTCAAGATACAATAACTGAATTTTTATGCAAAGGAAAGTCTTTTGCTCCTAATGAAACAAAATGGTAATCTATGAAAATATACGAAACGCTATTTAAAGACTCAGGATTGACTCAGGTTGATATAAGCAAGGAATTAAGTATGACTCAACAAAACGTGTCTAAAAAAAAGCAAAACATGCCTGCAATTAAAGCCTTGAGTATTGCAATGCAAAAATTAAATATTAATTCGATAGAAGCACAAGAAAGTGGACTATCTGTAAAAATTGAAAGGTTATGAAACTTAAAACACAAATTATAATCGGAGTAGCAATAGGAATATATTTTTTAATTCAAATAATATTTAGATAAGATGGAAAAATACGAAATTACAAAAGAGCAAATACTTGAACTAGAGAACGGGTTTACATTACCTAAATTAAAGCAATGGTTTCCAGAGGCTTTTAAGGTTAAGTTAGAGATAGAAAAATGGTATAAATGGAAAAACGGAGAAGTATTATTTAATTACCAAGAAAATGGTAAAATATATGGTTTTTTATATGGTAAATGGCACGTAACAGATTATTGGACTTGGGAGGCTACAAAGAATATAATAGAAGCCACAGAAAAAGAAGTATTTGAAGCATTGAAAAATGAATCTGTAAAGAGGGGACTTATTGATGGAGCTATTATAAATACATTGCAAGACGATTTAAATGTTGACTCTTGGATAAACGAAAACCAAAACAAAGTTGGTCAAGATATATCTTTTGAAAATGGAAATTTATATGCAAAAGGTTATGGTAAATATTGCATATTCAAAAACGGAACTTGGGCAACAATTATAGAAACAATTACAAAAGAAGAAGCTGAGAAACTTTTAAATAAAAAGATAGTATGAAAATAGAAGTAATTAATGGTAAGTGGAATGTATCAGGTATTATTCTCGATATATTTATAAACTTTAAAAGAGAAATCGAAGTAATAAAAAGAAGTAAAATAACTAAAGAACATAATTACACATGGAAGCAATAGCGATGAAATGCACGCAAGAAGAGTTTGATAGTATCAAGGATAAATTATCAAAATTTAAGATAGAAGAGAGTCTTGCTTTAAATAAATTTTATCCATATTTAACAAATGAATACATATGTGAGATGGGATATATAGGAGCCAGTAATAGTACTTCATCTAGAAAAATATACGAATACTTTGATGAAGACATACTCCTAAAGGCTTGTGATATTGAAGTTGAGAAGCCTATAATGCAAGTATGGTTTGATGGTAGATGGGTTAATTATTCTGGTAAATATAGAGTTAAACCACAACCAGACTACAACAAAGAAATTGAAAGTTTGCAAGAGAAAGCAAAAATAAACGGAATGAAGGCAGTAATTACATTTGAAAAGATATGAAAAAAGAAAAAATAATTAAAATGATAGAGAGTATTAAACCCCTACCATTTTTTACAGAGTCAGAGAAAAAAGTATTTCAATTAGCCTTAGATTTAGTAAAGGCACAAATAGGAGAATTATAATGAAAACAATATACAACACTTACGTAGAAATGGAATCACAGGAACAATGTGATAGGATGAAACAATTATGTATTGATAATGGATTAGATATTTGGAGTTATTGTGATGCATTTAAATTATGCAAAGATAAATCTTACTTTGGTTTTAAAGATGATTTTGCAATATTTGGTTCTTATTTAGATGGAGAAACAGAAATAACAGAACAAGAATTTATTAAAATACTAAAACATGAGCAAGAAAACAAATAAATACGAGACTATTTTTGAAATGGAATATCGCTTGAAACAAGAAGCTAAAGAGTTAGTTAAAAAGCATGTTGATGTTAAACCTGTAAAATATATGATAAAATGAAAAAAATAGATTTGTTATTTAATATTATTGGGATAGCCACAGTGCTTTGGATGTTTATTTGTATAGTATGTGTTATAATAATACAAGTAATCATGCATAAAAACAATTAAGATTATGAGAGAAACAAAACTTTTTATAGGTATAGTTGTAGTATCTTTATTCTTATTTTCAATATTTTTTATTAGCCTGCATATTTTGTAGGCTTTTTTTATTATCTTTGAATTAATGATATATCGGGTAAGTAGCTCAGATGGTAGAGCAAAACCGTAAAGTCGCTTGCGTCATAGGTTCGAATCCTATCTTATCCACAAAATAAAATTTATGATTGAATTATTAGCTAAAAACGATAAGCAGTGGAGAAAAATGGCATTTAATATATGCAAGGACACTTCGACTGCTGATGATTTAGTTAATGACATGTATTTAAGGCTATATGATTGTAAGAAAGATATAAACGAATGGTATGTTTATAGAGTATTAAATAGTATTTTTATAGACCAAAAAAGACAAAGTAAAAGATTTGTTACTGTAGATATATCAGATTATCAAATTGCAGATACATATACTGAAATTGATTTAGATGAACACAATGATTTTGAAGCTACTAAAAGTGTATTTTGTAAATTAAAGAAATACGAACAGATAATAATTAAACATTCTTTTGAGGATGGACTAAGAAAGTTTTCAAGGGATAGCGATATTTCTATTTCAACAGTTCAAAAGATAAGAAATAAATGTAAAAATTTAGCATGGGAAGAAAAAAGAAAATTACAGGAATCGGGGATGTCATTGCAACCGTTACAAGTGCAATTGGGATTACCCCTTGCGAAAGTTGTGATAAGAGAAAGGATATTTTAAATGTATCATTTCCATTTCAAAGAGCCAAATCAATGAGTGTTGAACAAAAGATATGGTTTAAAGATTACTTAGAAAGAAAATCTAATGTTTTAGTAAATCAAGATAGATGGGTAATTGGTGAAATGTATAACGATTGTTTCCAAACTGACGTAAAACTTTGTTCAACTTGTGCAGGTTTGTATGTTGCAATAATTAAGAAGTTAACTAAATTGTATGAGTTATGAGAGCAATAATATATTTTGAAGGAAAAGAAGTTGATTTATTTGAATTTGAAGATATGGTTTACGACGATGAAAGCGAAGTTAATCTTTATATTTTTAGGAGTAAACAAGGTATAGCTGCTATAGTCCCTAAAACATATATGATAGTTATTAAAGAAAAAATAAAAGATGTTTAATATTTATGGAATGATAGATTATTGGAAATTAATTGTAAAACTGAATATTCACAATTTTTTCAGATGGAAGAACAAAAAGAAGTAAAGAAGCAAAATGGAGGCGCTAGAGCAGGCGCAGGACGAAAAACAAAGGCAGAAGAAGATAATGTTACATTAGTTTTTTTAAGCGCCTTAAAAGAGGTTTATAGAGCCGATACTGATTTCGATGCTAAAGTAGGTTTTACTAAAGATTTATTAGATTCTCAAAGAGGACAGATTTTTGTAGCTGAACATATATTTGGTAAACCTAAAGAAACAGTGGACCAAAATGTTAATATTAATAATTTTGAGTTGAAAGATATTTTAAAATTCAAATAACTATGGGAGATAGGGTAAAGATAATAGGTTTAATAATTTCTTTTATTGCTTGTGTATTAAGTTGGTATTCTGTTTATTTATGTCTATAACACTAAATAAAAAATACGATTCACTATTTAAGAATGATACACGTTTCTTTATAATTACAGGGGGTCGTGGTTCTTCTAAATCGTTCGGGGTTGGCACATTTGCCAGCCTTTTGTCGTTTGAATCAGGGCATAAAATATTGTTTACACGTAAAACAATGACATCCGCACATCTTTCTATTATTCCAGAGTTTCAGGAGAAAATAGATTTAATGGAGCTTAACGATTCATTTCAAGTTAATAAACAAGAGATAGTTAATAAGCGTTCAAATAGTGAGATTATATTCAGAGGTTTACAGACTTCAAGTGGAAGCAATACTGCAAATTTAAAGTCATTACAAGGCGTTACTACTTGGATATTAGACGAAGCAGAAGAAGAGCAAAGCGAAACTAATTTCGATAAGATAAACCTATCTATTAGAACTAAAGGTAAACAAAATAGGGTAATACTTATTCTTAATCCAGCGACAAAAGAACATTGGATTTATAAACGATTCTTTGAAAGCGCAGGAGTTGAGACTGGATTTAATGGAGTTAAAGGAAACGTTACTTACATTCATACAACTTACTTGGATAACATCGAAAACTTAGATGAATCATTCTTAGAAGAAGTTGAAAGAGTTAAAGAAAGTAATCCTAAAAAATACAATCATGTTATTTTAGGTGGTTGGCTAGATAAAGCTGAAGGAGTTGTTTATACTAATTGGAAAATAGCACCGTTTTTTTATAATGATTATAATTACTTTGGTCAGGATTATGGTTTTACTGTAGACCCCACAACATTAATTGAAACTTGTATTGATAAAACAACTAAAACAATTTGGGTTAAGCAACATGTTTATAAAACTAAATTAACTACACAAGAAATAGCTATTGAGAATAATAGGTATGCAGGAAATAAATTGATAATTGCTGATAGTGCCGAACCTCGTTTAATATCTGAACTTAAAAGCAAAGGGAATAATATTAAAGGAATAGATAAACCAAAGATTGCAGAGCGTGTAAGGTTGTTACAAGATTGGACTATTATTGTAGACCCAGATTCAAAGGATATAATAAAAGAACTTAATAATTACGCTTGGAGTAACAAGGCAGGAGAAGTTCCAAATGATGATTTTAATCACACCTTAGACCCATTAGGGTACATTCTTTGGGATGTTATAGGCAAACCAAATAAAGGCAAATACATAATCGGATAAATACGTTATATAATTATGAAAGTTACAATTCCAGAAACATTAAACGAAATAACTTTAGACCAGTTCTTGAAGTTTCAAAAAGTAATCAAAGCAGAAGATATTACAGAAGATATTTTATGTTTAGCAATGGTTACAATATTCTGTAGATTGACAGTTGAACAAGCTAGAAACATAGAAGCAAAAGATTATAACGCTATTGTATTGCAATTAACAGAGGTTTTAAAACAAGAACCTAAATTTATTCAGCGTTTTACTTTAGAAGGAATGGAGTTTGGTTTTATTCCTAACTTAGATAATATTACGGCAGGTGAGTACATAGATTTAGATACTTATTTAAAAGACGAAGATACGCATTTAACCGCTATGTCTATTTTATACCGTCCCATTGTTTCAAGCATAAAAGAAGATTATAAAATAGAGCCTTACGAAAGTTCAAATAAGTATAAAGATGTAATGCAGTTCATGCCTTTAGATGTTTATTTAGGTTCACTGGTTTTTTTTTACAATTTAAGCAACGAATTATTGATAGCTACGAAACTTTATTTTCAACAGTCGAAACAGGCGGAGGAGTTAAATCAGGCTTTGGAGATAAATGGGGTTGGTATCAATCAATTTATACAGTTACTGGAGGATGCTTGTTTGACTTTGAAAGAGCAACTGAAACAGAATTACATGAATTTTTAACCTTCTTAGAATTTAAAGTAGATTTAGCAAACGAAGAAAATAAACAATTAAAAGCAAATGAATAATAGTCAATTAAAATTAGGTTATATATTAGTTTTAATATTAATATATATTGGTAGTCATTTAAAAATAGACGAAATACAGTATTACTTTATTTTTATAATTAGAATATTTTTTCTGTTTTATATTTCAAACGAAATACAAAAATACTTTAAAGGAAATGAGTAAGTATAAAATATATAGAATATTTAAGGGTGGTAATTGGTATAAATATAAGTACATTTATACAGGACATAATCACACTTTAAATCAAGATTTTATTTGGAGTCAAAAACCTTTGTTTATTAATAACTATGAATTAATAATATGCGAAAATTATGAATAGTTTCTACACTGTTATCGAATATTTAAAAGACTTCTTATTACAGGATATTGATGTTAATACGTGTACACATGGAGACGTTAACGATGTTGATATAGACAAGAAAAATATATTTCCATTGGCTCATATTCTAGTAACGGGAATGAGTTTTACAGAAGGTATGATAGCTTATAATTTTACTATTCATATATTAGACCAAAGAAACATATCTAAAGTAAAAGCGAATGATAAATGGTTGGGAAATGATAACGAGTTAGACAATTTAAATACTTGTGGCGTAGTTGTTAATCGTTTAGTTTCTAATTTAAAAAGGCAACACAATGATTTTGATATTGAACTATTAAACGAACCTTCACCCGTTCCGATTACGTATCAATTTACAAATATTTTAGACGGTTGGCAAGTTGATATTCAATTAGGAATTTCAAATAACATTGAAGTATGTTAGACAGACAATCGACAAACGAAACATTACAAGCGTTTTCTAAATATGTTATTCAACAATCAAGAACTAACTTAACTAAAAGCGATAAAAACGTTTCTAAAGACTTATATAATAGTTTAAGTAGTGATGTTGTTGTAAGTAAAAATAGTTTTGGATTGTCATTTAAAATGGCTGATTACGGTAAGTTTCAAGACTTAGGAGTTAAAGGTAAAACATCTAGTTCAAAAGCACCTGATAGTCCTTATCAATTTGGAAGTGGCACTGGTAAAAAAGGAGGATTAACAAAAGGAATTAATCAATGGGTAAGAGCTAGGGGATTCCAATTTAAAGACAGAAAGACAGGAAAGTTTTTATCTTATGATTCTACAGCTTTTTTAATTACAAGGTCAGTTTACAACAAAGGAATGAAAGCAACTAAATTCTTTTCACGTCCTTTTGATTTAGGATTTGAAAGATTACCAGATGATATAATTGAATCGTACGGACTGGATGTTGAAAGGTTTTTAAAAAATACATTAAAATAATATGGCATTTAATTTAGATTTAAAGTTTGTAGCACAGCCAACCGATGGAGATGGTCTTTTTGATTTAAGGGTAATTGTATTAAATAAAGGCTATTACGATATACATGACTTTATATTTAAAAACACGCCTTTAGTAAATACCACAGATATAACTTATATTCAGATAGGAATTGATTTTTTAGAAACTTGTGATAATTTATTTACTGAACTTCAATTAAGATATACTGGGTATTCTTATATATCTGTTTCAAAAAATATAGACGAAATAACTATCAGTTTAAACCCTACGCCTGATTATACGGGTAATGCTATTGCAAGCGTAATAGATTACAATATTTATACTGTATTTCTTGAGCTTTCTGAAACTCCAATACCAGTAACCCCTTCTGTAATTAATGTATTATCTCGTTCACCATATTTTGTTACTGAATTACCAGAAATTGAATACGACGAAATAAGAGCAGACTTATATATTTACAGAGGTGACAGGATCTCGGATAGACCTATGTCACCTACTTATTCCGTATCTAAAAAAACTATAATAGCTCTACAACCAGCAATATCTTTTGATATTCACAAGATAGTTAATGACTATGTTAAGAACAATTACAATTCAACATTAGGAACTGTAGCGAATACAACGTCTACTTTAGATACTGTTTGGTGTTTTTTTGACGCTGGTATATATGCTAATGATGTTTTAGCTTATAACGTACAGCAACAATTACTTATTTTAGATGGTTTCGGTTATACTACTGAGTTAGCCAATCCTTCTTTAAATAAAAAAGTATTAAGCAGTATTAATTCACACGTTATCTATACGGGTGGAGATTATCCTTTATATTTTATAACCAAAGATTTAACAAGTATTGTTATTAATGGCACAAACGTTCCTTTTACTTTTAATCAAGACTTTAATAGCCAAAACATAGGTTATGTTAACGTATCTAATTATATAGGCGTATCGACTTCATTTAATGCAGTATTTACATATACTACTGAAACTGTAATACATTCATTTACTATTAAAGATGAGTGCAGATTCACTACAATAAATTGTATATTTAAAAACAAGTACGGATTTTGGCAGACAATACCATTCAATAAGTTAAGCAAAAAAAGTATTGATTTTGAAAGCCAAGACTATAGCGGTTTAATTGCTAATTTTGGCAGTTATGATATGTCACAACACGAAAAGAAAACATTTCTTTTAAACGGAAAAGAAAAGATAACGGTTAATACTGATTTCATAAACGAAAGTTATAATACTCTATTTGTTGAATTAATGTTAAGCGAATTTGTTTATTTAGAAGAAAGCGGAAACGTATTGCCTGTAAATTTATTGAAGAAATCATTTGAAAAGAAAACAAAATTAAATAATAAATTGATTCAGTACTCAATGGATTTCGAATACAGCTTTAAATTAATGAATACTATTTTATAATGGATGTAGCTGTTTATATTAAAGGGCAAAGATTAGATTTGTTTCAAGATGAAAGTATTGAAATGAATTTAAATGCTAAAAATATTTCTGATATATCAAAGATATTCTCTGATTTCACACAAGGCTTTACAATTCCTGCAAGTCCTAATAATAATAAAATATTTGAATATTGGTATGATGCAACAGTAGATGGAACTTACAATGCAAATTTAAGAGTTGATTCTTTAATTGAAGTTAATACATTGCCTTATAAGTATGGTTCAATACAAATGGATGGTGCAAAGTTAAAGGATGGTTTGCCTTATTCTTATTCAATAACTTTCTTTGGTAATGCTGTTAATTTATCAGATTTATTCGGGGATTTAGAATTGAAAGATTTAGATCTATCTGCGTACGACCATGTTTATAATAAAACAGTTGTTTCTAATGCTATGCATATGGACTCAATTGCTTCAGGGGATGTTTATTATCCTTTAATTAACGCAATGAAAGAGGTTAGCATCGGAAACGGTGGATTAACTGATTTACTAAATCCTGCCAATGCAATATCTTACAGAGATTATAAGCCTGCATTAAGATTAATTAGAATTATAGAGGCTATTGAGACTAAATTTGGCGTTGTTTTTACACGTGACTTTTTGGGTAGAGCAAGTTTTTATAATGCTTTTATGTGGTTAAGTAGAGAATCAGGGCAAATAAAAGCATTTGGAGAAAAAGTTTTAGTTGATTTAGCAAATCAAAGTGGCGAAGGATTTACTTTTAACGGTACTTCAGACACTATTGCCTATTTAGGAAGTCAAACAAGGATTTCAAGAAGGGTTAGAATAATGGTTAAGCCACAACCAGGTTATGAAACCATAGGCTTTAAAGTATCGGTTTATAATAACGGTGATTTATTTACTGAAGTTGAAGGAGTTGGGAATGCGGAAGCAATTATTGAATCCGATGGGAATATGTCTTTACAATTTAAAGTACAAAGCACTAGTGATTTTCAATTTACAACTACAGTTACTGTAATTAAAAGGCAAACGTATTTATTAGCTCCTACAACAAACACAGGATTTTCACAAAATACTCCAATTCAATCGATAACAAGCGAAGTTATTATTTCAGACCAATTACCTGTGTTAAAAATAAAAGATTTCTTTGCTTCACTTATTAATCAGTTTAATTTAATTATTAAGCCAGAGAACGGAAATACATTTTACATTGACACTTTAGATAATTGGTATTTAAAAGGAGATACTTTTGACATTACAAAATTAGTTGATATAAAAGATATTGGGGTTAAAAGACCTGATGTTAAAAAACAAATTGATTTTAAATATCAAAAGACAGGTGCTATTTTAGGACAACAATATGAAATAAATAACTCAATAGGTTATGGGGATTTAAAAGCTAAATTTGATATATCGGGAAGTGATTTAAAAATTGAGAGTCAGTTTGAAAATATGCTTTTTGAAAGATTGCCAAACGAAACAACAGGCGAATTAACCGATATTCAAGTAGGGCACTCAATAGATAAAGAATTAAAACCATACAACGGAAAACCTTTTATATTTTATAAAAATGGCTGGGCGTATTCTGATGTTAATCTATACATGCAGCCTGCAATTACTTTAACAAAAGTATTTCATACTGCTACAGAGAACAACTTAAAATTCGACCAAGTTTCAAATAGCCTTAACTTTGGTAGTGATAATAGCTCATTCTTTCAAGCGCCTATAGAAAGTAGTTTATATTTTAATTGGTGGAAAAATTACATTGCAGATTTATACAATAGAAAAACAAGGGTCTTAACTTTAAAATGTGTACTTCCTATTTCAATATTATATAAATTAACTCTTAATGATTTGTTTATTATTGGAGACATGAAATATAAAATTTCAACAGCTAAAGTAGATTTAACAACTGGTAAAAGTGACATTGAAATATTTACAGATTATTCTTTGCCTGCTGATAATGTTTCGAATTTAATTCCATTAACAGTAGACAATACTTTTATAACGGTAGACAATACAAATATAACAGTTGATGCAGTATACTCAAATCCTCCTACAGTAGTATTTTTAAATAACGGAATAAGTCCGACCAATTATGATTCAACACGTGCTCAGGAAATATTTGAAATAAAAGTTTCGGCTAATGCTGAGTGGACAGCGGTTCCAGAATTTTCTTGGATTACTTTAGATAAAACATCTGGATTTAAAACGGATTATATCAGAGTTACATTAGCTGAAAATACCGTATTCTTTAGAAGTGGAACAATAACAATAACGATAAATGCTGAAATATTTGTCTTAACAATTACGCAAGAATGATAAGGTTAATTATTAATTTATTACAGTCAAACGATTGGATAAATTCAGGAGAAAATATAGAGATTGCAAAAGGAAAATACGAATTAGTTTCAACAATTAAAGACGGTAAACGTAAAATAAAAAGAGCATGGTTGAAAAAATAGTAAATATTGTTATTAATGAATTAGGTATTGATTCTGCTATTGACTCAACTCAACGCCTTGAAAAAGGTTTAGACAATGTAAATAGTTCCAGTACTAATTTAGCAGGAGGAATGAAAGAAAGCACCAATTCTGTTTTAGAGAATGGTGGTGCTATGGGATTGCTTAATGATGCTACTGGAGGACTTGCTATGACTGTTAAGGATGCAGTTGAAGCGACAGCCTTATTTGCTAAAGAAAGTAAAATATCCACATTTATTCAAGGCGCATACGCTACCGTTATTGGAACTTCAACAGGTGCAATGAAAGCGTTTAAGATTGCTTTGATTAGTACTGGAATAGGTGCATTAGTAGTTGGATTAATTTTATTGATTACTAATTTCGATAAAGTTAAAACCACTGTTTACAATCTTATTCCTGGTCTTAAGGATGTAGGCGAATTTGTAAGTAATATTATAAATGCAGTTACTGATTTCATAGGAGTTACAAGTGAAGCAGAAAGAGTCTTTGCAAGATTAACAGAACAAGCGGATAAATCATTAGCTAAAAATAAAAAGTTTTTAGCTGAACAAGGAGACCAAATAGACGAGTTTACAAAGCGAAAAATAGAAGCTAATAACGCATACAATGAAGCTATAAAAGAACAAGGTGCAGATGTAATTGCTTTAGCTAAAAGACAAAATAGAGAGATAGCGCAAATAGATGCAGACCGAAACGAAGCAAGAGCAAAGAAACGAAAAGAAGAACAAGATAAAATAGATGATGAGAATAAAAGGATAGCCGATAAAGCAAAAGCGGAACGTGAAAAACAAAAAGCTATAGATGATAAAATAGCAGAAGATAGAAAAAAATTAGCAGAAGAAAATTTAAAGGCACAAAATGAATTTCAGATTGCAGTTAATAATGCTGAATTTGAACAAAGATTAATTGAGCAAGAAAATCAAAGAGCAAGGTTAGACGATATAACTGCTTTTATTGATGAAAAAGATAAACTAGAAAACGAAGCTAAGGATAGAGAAATTGAAAGAGAGCAAATAATTGCTGATGCTAAATTAGATATTCAGAACTATACCTTAGATAATATTTCAGATGGAATAGGATTACTAAAACAATTAGCAGGTAAAAGCAAAGCACTACAAGCAACTGCTTTAATTGCTGAGAGTGCTGTAGGTATTTCAAGAATTATAATTAACACACGTTCGGCTAATGCATTAGCTAAAGCATCGCCTATAAACTTAGCAGACCCAACTTACGGAGTTAGAACATCCATTTTAAATAACATTAGTGCGGGTATAGGTATTGCAAGTAATTTAGTTGCTTTAAAAAATGGATTGTCAGCTTTAGGTAGTGGAGGCGGTGGAAGTGCTCCAAGTGCAGGGGGTAATGATGCACAATCAGCACCACCTCAATTTAATATAGTAGGACAAAACCCAAATAACCAACTTGCTCAGACTATAGGAACACAACAAAACAGACCTATTGAAGCATTCGTAGTAAGTGGTAATGTAACCAATGCACAACAATTAGACAGAAATAGAATTAATACTGCAACTTTTGGCAGTTAATTTATATTCATTCTTAATAAAAAATTTTATATGTTTGTATAGTTGTTAAGATCGATTAAACGTATGAAGATATACGTTACCATTAAATAACCTAAAGCACCTTTAATCGGGTGCTTTTTTAATATATTATGTTATGGATGTTTTAATTTTAGAAATTATAATGTGGTCTACTTTATTGGCTTTTATAGTGTTTATTTTTACTTATAAATACGAAAACAAAAAATATGTAAATCACCAATTAGAATATGAAAAAAAACTAATTATTTACAACGAGATAATGAAGCTAACTAAAGATTTTGACAACGTAGTTTATAAATTAAGTTTATTAGCTAAAGACAGGAATTGGAAAGATTGGCAAGAATTATATAAAGAGCAAGTTAGAATAAGTGAAACAATTGAAAAATTAAAATAATTATGAAAAACAAAACAGAAGATTTACTAAACAAAATAGCAATCATAAGAAAAGACATGATTGAATATGTCAAATTATATGTATTAACAGGATTAAAAAATACAAATTTATTAGAGCATGATTTAAAAATTGCTTGGTACGATGATGATATGGTAATTAGTTCTATTGTACAGATACATAGCGTTGACGAGGATGGTGATTTATTTGTGGTTTTTGATTATGGAGGAGGTAAGAAATTAGCAGAAGATGTAGATGTAGAATTCCTGTCTTTTGAGGCTTTATGTATGCTTATTGCTTTTTACGAAGATGCTTTATAGAATAAAAACAATGAAAAAATGCAAACATAAATATGAACGTAAATACTCTTTTCCAAGAGTTAGAACAACTTTTAAATGTGTAACATGTGGTAAATTAAAAAAACGTAAATAAATTGAATTATGAAAAAAATATTGATATTAATAATAATTTGCATCACTTTTGCTTCTTGTGAAAAAGATGTAGAAATTAAAAATAAAATTGAATATATTTATTTTAACGATACTATTGAAAAATCAAACACGCCTTACGATAATTTTAAAAAAGATATATATGTAGATTTTGATGTGTCTAAAGATTATAAAGAAAAAAAATATAGAGTAATCTGGTATTTGTGGATTGATGGAGAAATAGCTGAAAGTAATTTAAAAACTTGGGGAGAATTAGTCGAGCCTAAAAACTTAAATAAATACAAAGCTAAAGTTAAAAGAATTGAAAATGAAAGAATACCAAATCTTTTAAAATTTTGGAAAGAATAAAATAAACCACAACACCACAACTACTATTTTTAACCCTATCATTAATTTGTTAGGGTTTTTTTGTGCTTAAAAAAATACATAAATAGCATAGAACGTTCTTATAGTATGGAAACATACAAAGTAATATTTAAAGCAGGAGAGACACAAGGTGTGTATGGAATTTCACTTGTTGAAAGTCCTGCAATGGAATCTCAATTTATTGCTTTAGCTAGTCAAGAACCTTTAAATTTAAAAGCTATTGATAGTGAAAAACGTATTTTACTTGGTGCTGTATTAATTCCAGACAAACCAATTTACAGAAATCAAGGGGGCAAAGAATTTAATATTGTATTCCCTGCTGAGACTATAAGATTAACATCTGAAAATTATCATCGTCAAGGCTATCAGAATAATTCTACTTTAGAGCATAATGAAGAGTTGAAATTATCAGGAGTTACTTTTGTTGAATCTTGGATTAAAGAAGATATGGTAAATGATAAATCCGCAATGCATGGATTTAACGAACCTATTGGAACTTGGTTTGCAAGTATGAAAGTTGATAGTGATGAAGTTTGGAATGACTTTGTAAAGACAGGAAAAGTAAAAGGATTTTCTATTGATGGATTATTCGACTTAGAGAAAATTAATTTAAAAAGTGAATCAAATATGAATGTAACAGAAATTGTAGATGCTATAAAACAAGGCTTCGCTTCAATATCTTTGAAAAAAGAAACAGAGCTAAAACTTGGAAGCATTATGACACAAGACCAATCTCTAAAAATAGAGTTTGAAGGCGATACAATCGCAGTAAATACACAGGTATTTTTGACTGCCGAAGATGGTACTAAAATGGATGTTCCTGATGGTGAGTATATGCTTGAAGACGGAATGTCAATTGTAGTTGAAGCGTCTTTAGTTAAAGAAATTAAAGAACCTACAGAAGAAGATGCTCCTGCTGTAGATAATGCACCTGCTGAAATGCAAAGCGCACCTGCAACTGCTCCAGCGGTTAAAAGCGAGAAACACACTCAAGAAGTGTTCTATCAATTAGCACAGGAAATGGGAAAACAAATGGAAGCAATGGAAACTCGTTTAATGGCTCACATTGAATCAAAAAAAGAAGTTGAAGTATCTTTAACGAAACAAAAAGAAGTACAAGAAATCGCACCTAGAAACGCAAAAGAAAGATTACAAGCAAGACTAAACCAAGCAAAAAAATAAAACATGGCAACAACAGTATCAGTTACATCAAATTACGCAGGCAAGGAAGCGGGCGGAATTATCGGTCAAGCTTTTAGAGAAGCAGACACAATTCAAAGCGGATTTATTACCACTTTTGAAAACATTAATTTTAAACTAAATCTTAGAAAGATTGAATTAACAGGGGGTAAAAGAGCATATACTTGTGGATTCCTTCCTGCTGGTTCAATTACTTTATCTGAAAAGGTTTTAGAGCCTATTAAATTTAAAGACGATTTTGAAATCTGTAAAGAAGATTTCAGAGCGCAATGGTCAGAGGAATCAATGGGCGCTTCGGCTCACAATGATAATGCTCCAAAAGACATTATGGATGCAATCACAGTTGAGAAATTAGCTCAAACTTCTGCTGAATTAGACGATAACATTTGGAATGGAGATTCTACAAACCCTACAGAGTTTGATGGTTTCCTTAAATTGTTTTTAGCTGATGCAGATGTTATCGATGTAGATTTCGCATCGTCAACTACAGAAGCAAACGTTGAAGCACAATTGAAACAAGCTCTTTCTGCTATTCCATTAGCAATGAGAAAAAAACCTTTGAGAATTGGAGTTTCTTCTGATGTTGCACAAGCATATAACTTCTGGTTAATTTCTAAAGGGATTTCAAACGGTTTAGGTGGTGACGCAAACACAAACCTAATATTTGGCAAATATAAAATCGAAGAGCTTTCTGCTTTGCCTGCTTCAACAGTAATTATCGCAGAGCCTAAAAACTTAGTATTTGGGACTGGACTTTTAGCAGACCACAACGAACTACGTTTAGTAGACCAAGACGAAACAATGTTGAATGGTTTAGTTATCGGTACAATGGTATATAATGCAGGTGTTCAGTACTACAATGGTGAGGAAATTGTATGGGCTAGACCAATCGCATAATTATTAATCTAACCGCTCTTTAATTAGGGCGGTTTTTTAAAACATATAAAAATTATGGCTTGCGATATTACAAAAGGTAGAAAACTTGGATGTAAAGATTCAAGGATAGGAATTAAAATGATTGACTTTGTACCATTTGAAGAATTTGGTTTTGTTACAACTCTACAAGAGGTTGCTACTTTACCAGTATCTTTAACTGAGGTTTTTCGTTATGAAGTAAAAGGAACAGGAAACAATCTTATAGAGACTGCTACTGTAAACATGGAAAATAGAACAACTGAAATTAGAGCGGTTATTAATGCCGTATTGCCTAAATTAGGCAAAGAGTCAGATGTTGAGTTAATGGCTATGTTGTACGGTCGCTTAGTTGCATTCGTACACGATTATAATGGTAATGTTTTTGTGGTTGGAATAGATAGCGGATTAGATTCTACAGGAGGTACAAAATCAACTGATGCAAGCGGTTACACAATCGCATTAGAAGCAGTTGATAATAAATACAGTCCTTTCTTATCCGCATCAGCAAAAACAGCTTTAAATGCATTAGTTAGTGTTGCAGTTATCGAACCTTAAAAGAAAGGAGAAAAAATTTATCTTATTAAATCCCTTGCATTATATGTTAGGGATTTTTTAGTTAAATACAATTTCAATCATTAACGTTATAATAGTATGAAAGTTTTTAAACCCTCTGACGCAATTCACGCTTTATATATAGTTAGTCGCTCTATTCCAGAGACGGCAACTTTAAAGCTATTTTATGAATTAAGAAGCGAAGAAACTACAATTCAAATTACTTGCTCAAATGTTGGTGGTTATTTGCATGCTAATTTTGAACATACTTTTAAAGAGGGACAAAGTTATGAGATTGCTATTTATGAAGATGCAAGATTATTATATAGAGGTAAGGCATATGCAACAGACCAAGAAGATTTACAAAATTACAAACTAAACTAATGATAGGATTAATACAATTATCTAACTACGTTAGACCAGAAGTAAAGGAAGTTAGTTCTAAAGAATACGTATTAAACGGAGATAAAAACGATTTCTATAAATACATTATAGACCGTTATAATGGTTCGCCTACCAATAGAACTATTATAGATTCTTACGCTCAGTTTATTTATGGTAAAGGTTTAATGAGTTCGCAACAATCTAGTAAAGCTATTCAATTCGCAAACGTAAAGAGATTGTTGTCTAAAAATGATTTGCGTGCTATTTGTCAAGATTATGCAATATTTACCGAAGCGTCATTAGAACTTATTTATAAAGATTCTAAATTACAAAGAGTAAAGCACGTTCCGAAAAATCAAATTGCACCTTCAAAGTTAAATGAAAAAGGCGAAATTGAATCTTATTGGTTTTGTCAAGATTTTAATAATACAAGAAAGTACCCGCCAGATGAAATACCAAATTTTAAAACAACCGATAAAATAAAAAACGGCTCTTTAATTTATGTTATTTCAGATTACCAAGTTGGCAAAATATATTATGCAGACCCGTCTTATTTAGCTGGATTGCCTTATGCTGAATTAGAGGAGGAAATTGCTAACTATTGTATTAATCATATTAAAAACGGTCTTTCAGTAGGTCATTTTATTAATATGAATAATGGAAAGCCTGAGAATGAGGAAATAAAAGAGGCTATAATAAAAGATATTAAAGGAAAAGCTACAGGCTCAAATAATGCAGGTCGTATAGTTGTAATGTTTAATGAAGATAAGGAGCACGAAACTACGGTTACTCCTATGGAAGTTTCAGAAGCACATAAGCAATATGAGTTTTTAAGTTCAGAATCAGGTCAAAAATTAATGATTGCTCACCGTGTCACATCGCCAATTATTTTTGGAGTTATGAAAGAAGGTGGATTAGGTAATAATGCTAATGAAATGGAGGTTGCATTTGATGAGATTATGACAATGACCATACAGCCTAAACAAGAAATTATATTAGATGCTTTAAAAGAAATATTTACAGCCGAAGGATATAGTATTGATTTAGATTTTATCCCATTAAGAAAAAAAGCACAAACTCAAACACAATTAAGCACACACGAACACGACGAAACAGATGATATTATTGCAGACGCTTTAATTGATTTAGGAGAGGTAATAGATGAAAACGAATGGGAGCTTTTAGATTCACGTTTACAAGATGGTGAACCTGAGTTAACAGAAATGAGTTTTAAGCTTGCTTATGTGCCTAGTAACTTTCCAGAGCGTGACAGTTCACAAGATACAACACTGTTTAAAATACGTTATTCTTACGAAGGTTCGCAAAGTCCAGAAAGAGAGTTTTGTCGTAAGATGGTTAATGCTAAAAAAGTATATCGCAAAGAAGATATAGATTTAGCAAGTAAAAAGGCAGTTAATAAAGGTTTTGGTCCACGTGGCGCAGATACTTATAATATATTTTTATACAAAGGTGGCGCAAGATGTCAGCATTTCTGGATGAGAAAGATATATTTAAAAGCAAATAACGACCAAATATCTAGTAAAAAAGCACGTGAATTGTTAAATTCTTTAGACCCTGCACTGCGTAAAGAAGCTAATTTTGTTCAAAACGACCCCTTAGTGGCTAAAACTCCAGACGACATGCCTAATAATGGTTTCTTAAATCCTCAATAATAATGGAATACTTACTTTTAAAAGATAACGAAATTACATCTAGCTCTATTTTAGGGGGTAATATTGATGTAGACAAGTATAAATACTGTATTTCGGACGCTCAAATATCTTCTTTAGAAGAAATATTAGGAGAGGATTTATATGAAAAAATAAAAACAGATGTTGAAGATGAAAGTATAAACGGATTATATCTAATTCTATATGAAAAATATATCATTCCTTTTCTTATACATCGTTCAGCGATGGAGTATTTAAAAGACGGTGCGTATATGGTTAATAACGGAGGCATATATAAACATACTCCACAAAATGGAACTGCTATCGAAAAGAGCGAAGTTGATTTATTAGTGAGTAATCAAAGATACAAAGCTGATATATACCAACAAAGAATGGAAAAATGGCTTTGTAAGAATAAATTAACTGAGTATATTTACAACAGCGAAAATATTGTAAACCCAAAAAAAAATAACAATGAATCAGGATGGTATTTCTAAAAAAGAAAAAGAACCTAAAAAAGTCATTAAGAAACTAGAAATTTATTTAAGCAAAAAAGATGGCAGAACAGATAATAAACATAGGGACGACAGCAAATGATGGGAATGGTGACACTTTAAGAGAAAGCCAAAGAAAAGCTAAGGAAAACTTTTCAGAATTATACAATGCGATTATTCCAGTTACCGATTTCACTACTTTTAAATTCCTTCAAAAAGGCTACGGCAATACTCTTATAACTTATGAAATAGGAGACATATTCAGCGGATGGAAAAATGATGGAACAATACGCTATTCAGAAGCTATATGGCTAGGAGGCTCTTTGATGGACTCTGATAATTTTAATCCATTAGTACAAACAGAAATTTAAATAAACAACATGAAAAAAATACTTTTTTTACTATTACTTATCACATCGGTTTCTTACGGTCAACAAGCAACTTTAGCTAAGAAACTAAAGATATTAGAAAATGTTTTAAGCTCAAGTACTGCAAAAATAAATACACAAGAAACTAACGGAGAAATAAATCATATTCCTGCTACAAGTTTACCTATATCTACAGCTACTGCAAACGCTTTAGATTTACGCACAGAAAATTCATCTGGAGCAATTCAAGGTTTTGCAATTACAAATAATGGAGATGGTACAGTAAACATTGCTACAGGTACGGCTTATTTACGTACAACTAACGACCCTTATAGTCCGTTAATAAAATATGTTATTCCTGCCGTTACTAATTTGGCATTAACAGACAATGCAAATAATTTTGTATTAGTTGATTATAATGGGGGAACGCCTGCTTTAACTGTTACGATTTCATCAGGAACAATAAACACAACTACAAATTCAATAGCCTATGTTATTTCAAGAGTTGGAACCACTTTAGACTATATTAGTTTAGTGGGTCAAAATGTAGATGCTAACGGTAAATTAAGACGTAGATTTTTAAATAGTGAGGGTTTAAGACGTGCACAAGGAGCTGTTTTAACAGGGTCTAATAGAAACTTATTGCTAACAGCTGGATTATATTATTCTGGATTAATTGAAGTGCCTACGCCTGCTTTTAACACATCTACTGTAAGCACGTTTACACAAGCTTATATTAATGGAGCTTGGGTTAGAACAACAGGAAATACTCAAATAAACAATACTCAGTATAGTCTATCAGGGGTTTTAACGACTATGCCAACAAACGATTATAGAGTAGATTACGTTTATATTTTAGCCGACAATCCTAGTAAATTATATGTATTATTAGGCTCAACAACTTATGCAAATATTAACGACGCTCGTTTAGCTCCAGTTCCGACAGCATTACCAAGTGAGTTACAATTTTTAGGTACAAGAGTTGGTCGTGTTATTATTAGAAAAGATGCTTTAACAATGGAGGTATCAAGCGAATTTGCAACCATATATCAAGCAGGAAGCGCAACACTGCATAATGATTTAGGAGGTCTTAATTTGGGTGATTTTCAACATTTAACAGCTACAGAAAAAACAAATTTAGAATATATAACAAATAAATCAACTAATTTCACTACAATAAACAATACTTTATATCCAAGTGTTCAAGCGACTAAAACATACGTTGACAGCCAAAACTTGCAAACAATAACTAATAATGGGAATTTAACAACCAACAATATATCTGTAGGCACAGTTCCTACTCAAATTAGTAAGTTGATTTTTATAGGAGACAGTAATGCAGTTGGTTATGGATTAAGCGATGTTTCGACCCGATATACCACTTTATTGTGTGCACAATTAAAATGTACAGAGGTTAATAATGCTATCACTGGCATGACGATGCAAGATGGTGCTCCCGCTGGTATTGGGGGGTCTATTTTAAACAATCTTTCATTAATAC